AACCTGGGCTTTAGGCGGCGGCGTGGGCCTCTTATCATCCGGAGGCGGTGTGATTTCGGGCACTGCAACCTGGGCTTTAGGCGGCGGCGTGGGCCTCTTGTCATCCGGAGGCGGTGTGATTTCGGGAGGAGGCAAATGCTCCTTGACCACTATCTCCCTCGTTGTATCATCCCCGGCATCAGGCAGATCGGGCGGCTCGATTGGTTCTGACGTTGGGGTTTCCTTTGTAACATCATCTCCAACATCAGGTAGGTCCGGTGCTTCAACAGCTTTTCTGACAGGGATTTCCTGGGTGCTATCGTCTCCCACGTCAGGAAGGCTCGGAGGTGTAACTGGCTGCCTTAGCGGGATTTCCTTTGTTGTATCATCCCCTATCGAGGGCAAATCAGGTGCTTCGACGGCCTCTCTAACCGGAATCTCTTTCGTGCTGTCATCCCCAACATCGGGCAGATCGGGCGGCGTTACTGGCTCTTTCACCTGGATTTCCCTGGTGCTGTCGTCTCCGATAGACGGTAAATCCGGTGGCGTTACAGGCTCTCTAACCGGAATCTCGCTGGTTCGGTCGTCTCCCACGTCCGGGAGGCTAGGAGGAGCGACTGGTTCTTTAGTAACCACCTCCTTCGTCACATCATCCCCGACCTCTGGGAGATCAGGAGCTGCCGGGACCTGCCCCGCCCCGGTGCCGATTTCGTGTCTGGCCTGGGAATCAGATACGCCCCTTGGGGCGTCATCGGGCAACATCGGAACTTCAGGTGATTCAGGCGGCGGCGGCTCTACGATAGGGGTTTCCCACGGTGGACGCTTCGCATATTCCTCTTGGGGATAAACAATGCCATAAGACAGGCCAAAGGCTGCGGCTAAAAATATCGAAACGTAAACGATACGACGTATTGTTCCTTTTTTCATCCATGCACCTATTTGGATTTAGCAGCGAGTTCTTTTGTAGGCGTGAAGTAATCCATCCTCATCCGGTCGGCCTCCTCGAAATACCACATCATGATTTCCCTGGCTTTGGAAAATTTCCCCACTTTGTAAAGTGCCTGGGCCACGGCGTAATACACGAGTGGACGCGCGAATATCTCAGGGATTTCAAGGCAGCTGTAAATAGTCATGGTGTCAGGACGTTCAAGCCCGTATATGGTGAGTGCGTTCCCGTTTGCATCAGCATCCGGCCTGGGATAAATCCAGACATCATCATCCCAAGGCACAAAAGCATTCGGCTCTCCGATGTCATGGAACTGGTTGCCGAGGCTTTCCGTGTTCCCTCGAATCAAGCCCTTGGCATCGTTATAAATTGCCCCTGCCACATAGATGTAATCGCCTGTGATGTCATAAGAGCCGGTCCCTGTTGCCAAGGTGATATCCTCGCTATATTGCAGGCATTGTGACCGAGAAACCAAATCCATCACGCCATGGTTGAGCCAGGCAAGCAATTCCGAATCTTGCCATACAACCGGGCTTGGTTCGCGAAGGTAGTATCTCACAAAGTTAATAAGAGATTGAGCGATGGTGCCATCGCTTAGATAAGAGACAAAAATTGCCCCAGAGACGTCATTATCACCGGGACAACCAACAGCGGCATAAACGCCGTCGGAGGATAGAGCTCCTGAAAAGCCGAATTCATCTCCTGCCGCGCTAGTGCTGGATGGTGAGAACCACTTATCGTGTTGCAGCCATGTCCCGGTAGTGTTTGAAAAAAGGTATGAAGCCCCTGTGGTAGATGCAGCACGGGGGGAAGTCGCAAGTATCAGGGTCTTGTCGTCATTGATTGAAGCCGAGAAGCCAAAGCGGTCATTTGTCACAGCGTCTACAGGGATAATCTTTTGATCAAGGCTCCAGGAACCAAGAGCATAATCGTATACATATAGGGCACCTTTGGTCCCATGATCAATGGCAGAAATAAGGGTGGTTAATCCATCGTTAGAAATATTTACTGGAAAACCAAAATCATCTCCATTTGAACCTGCTGATATCTTCTGCTGTTGGCTCCATGTCGTACCGGACCGGGTGAACACATATGCAGCGCCTACCGTACCGGCCCCGGGGGAGCCAGCAATAATGGTGCCGCCATCGCCTGACATCGCGACACTTACGCCAAAGTTATCGTCTGCGGCCGTATCACCCCCGGTAAAGGTTTGCTCCAGGCTCCACGTCGCGCCAGCGCGGGAATAAACATGCACTGCACCAGCGAATGTGGCTGCATCGTCATCACCCCTGGCTCCGATTACAAGTCTGTCGCCGTCATCGGATATTGCCACGCTGGACCCGAAATGGGCAACCTCTTGAGCGCTAGGATGCGGGATGCGTTGCTGTTGGCCCCATGTACCGCCCGAATAATAATATACATAAACGGCACCTACTCGGTCTTTGCCGCCTATGTCTTCCAGGGGAGCGCCCACGGCGATATAAGATCCGTCCTCAGACACACCTACGCTGAAACCGAACCAGGCATACGCATTGATCGCAACGGAAGGGGCCAACTTTTGCGACTGTGGCCATCCGACGCATTCGGCTCGGCAAAAGACATAGGCGGCACCGTCGGCATCGTTGATGACGGTGCCGCTTGGTGCGCCGGCTACCATTACGGAACTGTCACCCGAAATAGCGACAGGATTTATCCCGTAGCCCAAGGAATCCTGGGAGATGGCATCAAGGGCAGCGGATCGGTAAATTTCTTCCGGCAGATATAGTGGATCATCCGCTGCAGCGCTCACGGCAAAAAAACAAAAAAAACACAGGAGCGTAACAGCGATTGCTGCACGTCTTATCATGGCCTCTCCTTTATTTCGCTATTTCAAGGGGCTCCTTGGGAATGACATTGTAATCGGTGCGGTAACGGTCAAGCTCGTGCATATACAGCGTGGTAAAATACTGCGATTTGGCGAATTGGCCAACCTTACTGAAGGCTTGGGCGACAACGTAATAAACAAGTGCCTTGTCGTAATGGGCGGGCACAAGGATGGCATCGGTTAAAGCAGCCAACTCTGCAGGTCGCTCGACACCGAACAAAGTTATATTTTTCAACGCTGCATCGGTATCCGGTTTAGGATAGACCCAAATTTCATCATTCCACACGAAATAGGCGTTTGGTTCCCCGATTTCGTGAAACTGGTTGCCGAGGCTCTGAGGGTTGCCTCTAATCAAGCCTTTCGTATCATTGTAGATAACTGCTGTGATAAAAATGTAATCCTGGATGATGGGATAGTTGAGTTGAGAAGCCACCAGGGCGATATCTTCTGTGTATTCGAGGCATTGGCTCCTGGCGACGATATCCATAGTGCCGTGGTTGATCCATTTCAGCAACTCGTCGTCATCGTCCCATACATTTTCATTCGGCTCATTTAAGTAATAGCGTGCGTAAGAAATGATATCAGCAGCATCCGCGCCGGACGCTACCTGGGATCCCGCGAATGACATGGCGGGAAGCAAGGTGACAACCAGCAAAACAACCAGGGATTTAAAAAAAGTTTTCATATTTCGGCTCCTTTATCTGATTAGGGTACGTCTTACAATGTTTTCCGAAGCGTTCTCAATCTCTCCGGCATACATAACTTTGTAGGATTCCAGGCTTTTAGCGTCTCCATGTTTGAGAGCAACCCGCATGACAACGTAATAAATAAGGGCCTGGTCCAGGTAATAGGGGGTGCCGATGGTATCATCAACCGCATCTACCTCGGCAGGCATTGCCACCGCGTAAAGGTCGAGGCTATCTCCGGCGTGGTCGGATGTGGGGATCGGCCATACGATAAGGTCATCATCCCAAATGCTGAACGCCTTGGGGCGCCCCCTCTCCTTTTCCTGGCCTGCCCGGATGTCATAGATCGGCGCACGAATGAGGGTCGAAACCCGAACGGTGTCCGTGGTGTCTTCGCTGTCATACCAACATCCTTCAACCGCCAGGAAATCGGTGGTTATATCGTAGGAATATTGGTTTGCTACAACCGTGATGCTGATCGTTGTTTCCTCAAGGCAGCCGGTCTTGTTTGCGAGGTCCACCATTCCATCATTGATCCAGGTGATAATGTCGTCATTTGAGACGGTGACAGGTGAAGGCTCCCATATCTCAAGCCGCACCCTGTCAATGATCGTCTGAACCGTAGTGGTCGATGTGGTCTGAGTGCCGGCATACGCCGTTACCGAAACAAACACCGCCAAAAGGATAAAAACGAAGCGTTTTATCATTTCTTCCCCTTCTTTTTACCCTGCATATAGTTGTGAAGCGTGCCATAAACGTAGGCGTTTTTCCGGTCGCCCTTGAGCCCCTGTTTCTTGGCCTGCTGCTCCAGTTTTTTGTGCAACCATGCGGGCATGACTACCCCCTCATTCCGGTCGAGTACCCGCCTTTTTGCTGGCCCAACAACCGACGGCTCAATTCCACGACCTTGATTTCGTCTTCCATCGCCCGCTGCTCCCACATTTGAGCATAAAGAACCTCAATCCTGGTATTATCGCCCACAATATCTCCCGCACGAGCAAACGTCCTGCGCTGTCGTTCGGTGTTTGTCGCAAGGTTCGCCAGGGCCTTATGCCAGATATAATCATGGGTTTCTGGCGGGTGAGGTGGATATGTTGAGGTGCCCCAGGTCTCGATATCATCAAAACCTTTTATGAGTTCGAGGATAACGTTGTGCGCCCTCCCGGTGGGCTGGAAATACAATCTGTGGCTGATATTGGCTTTTATCTGCGAGGTATATCCAAACCGTTCGTACCTGTACCAACCCGGAATGCTGCCGGCAAGAACAGGATCTTGACGAAACGCGAGGCTATCCATAGGAACCGATTCCACCGGCTCGTTGTCGAACCATACGGCATACACATCGTTGATATGCCAACTGCTGTCAGGTTCGATGGAAGCGGTCGGGAGTGTGAGCCCCGCATGATAAACAGCGCCCCCTGCCACATACTCGGTGTAGTTGGTAGTGTCGATCCGGGCTAAATTGTTAATATCTCTGAGGTAGAATGTATCAGTGTCAATGCTTTCGACAATGAAATACCGGCCTGTGAGTTCGTCCATATCCCCGCCATAGACGATTACGACATCATCATCCTCGAAGCCGTGACCGTCTCCGTTGGGGTCCATAGTCTCGGCGGTGACAACAGCGGGGTCTGCCTGGGTGATCGAATCGATTGTGGCCATGTACTTGGTCCTGATTCCATCGTACATGACACGCATCCAAGCAAGCGGCACCATATCGAGGGTAGCGATACTCCGTTCCGCTTGGATGATTGCATCTTGGATCAGGAGATCAAGCGACTCGGTTACGGGATCAGCGAGCACAAACCGTTTGCATTTATCAAGCAACCCTTGGGTTGATATCGGGCTCGGCATATTTATTGTCTCCTGCCTTCCCGCTCTCTATCCTGGCGGGCTTTCCTGGTGATGGCGTTTCCTTCGGCAAGCATCGCGTCAAATTCCTTCCGTGACGATTTCCTCCGGACGCTGTAAGGATAGAAGCTCACACGCCCCACCACTTTGCGGTCCTGCCCCGGCTCTTGCTTGTAGACTGCATACGTGCCATTGTCCGCGCTCTCCAAAAAGCTCCCAGGAAGAATGACGTGTTTTTCGCGTTCGATCTGCAGGTAAAGGCCCGATGAAGCGAGAAAGACTTCCTCGGTATCGTCGGGGTTTCGTTTAGCATGGAACCTGACCTCCCAATAGCCCATGAGCGGGAGCGTGATGTTGCATTCGATGGTGCCGTACTTTTGCGACGCTTTTGCAGACAGAATCTGCTCCGCGAGATCATCAGTCAGATAAATCGGGAGCTGGTCTATCGCTGCGCCCCTTAAAATGCTTTCGACATGGCCATCGACGGTCACAGCATCAAGGTTATAGACCTCATCCATATAGGGGGCGTCGGAGCTCCCGCGTCTGATCTTGTCCTTTACCCACTTAATGGCCTTGACCGGGGTTGGAACAAGGTAATTGTTCGCCCTGGGATCAATGATATCGCTTTCAGCCGGACGCTCAACGGGCCTGAAATAGGGCTTCCCGAACGTGCGCTCCCATTTGTCGGTAAAAGCAAAGACGAGATCAACCGGGGCGGTCATAATCCTTTGCCGGTTTGCCTGCTCCCATTTTGTAAGCTCTTCCTTTTTCAGCTCCTTGAAATCATCAAGGCTTATCGCGTTTCCATGCTCAGGGCCTGTTTGTGCTCTTGGCATTGTATTCCCTCCATGAAAAAAGGCCGCACACCGAAATGTGCGACCTTGGGTTGTTAGAAGCGGTCAGATCAGAAGCATTCTGCGATGAACATTTGGATCTCATCGTTCACGTTACAGACCGAGGTCATCTCTACCTTGAACCCGGCCGGGGTGACACTTCCGACAGCAATCGGGGCCATGGAGTACATCCCGGAGATGTAAAGGATCTTCCCGCTTGCAATAGCCTCAGACAACGTGATTTCGTCGTCGGCTTCGCCCTGGCCTGCGGTCCATGCCTCGACAGTCGCCCATTTCTGGCGCCGAGTTGAACTTTCCTCGATGAGGATGAGTGAGCCCTCACCGATACGACAGTTGTTTGCGATCGAATCACCGTTCGCGTGCCCGGTTCTATCCCCGGAGGTGTCGAGGGTCCATTCGATGAGCGGATCGGATTTGTAGCCGTAGTTTTCGTCCAAGGCGTAGTTCTTGTTGTCCCACCCGAGATAAATACCCTCGCCATAGGCAACGCTCGTCTGGTTGCTGGTGGTGAGGACATCGCCGCCTGCATAAGGCAAAATCCCGCCATCTCCTGCAACCCTGGCATCCACCTGGACAGCTCCCGAGGAGCCCACGTAATGGATACCGTGGCTTACCTCTGCGGCTCGAAACTGCCTATACCATTCGATCTGGCCGATATCGCCATCCTCAAGGGATATAAGGCGCACAAAGTCCGGGACGAACCCACAGCAAATGTAGGCAGCCGCGCCGGTGCCGTTAAACGTACCTGCTATTTTCATAGTTAGTCTCCTTTGCTAAGGCTTAAAAATGAGCGGAGCCTTTAGCTAGACAGGCCCCGCATAAAATCAGTGGGAGCCTGCCTATTACGGCACGGCGGTAGCGGCGCACTCTAAGCGGGCCATGAAGTACTGCTGGAGGATGACGGTAGCGTCATACATCTTCCAGCCGACATGCCCTTCTTGGCCGAGCTTGTTGGAGTGGCTTGGTTTGGGGTTAACAACAAACGGGGTTACGGCGTTCTCGCCCTGGAGCGGCACGAGCCCGTAAGCGTCTTTACCCACGATGATGAGCGGATAAACGTCGCAAGCGGATGAGCTTGACGGAGCATCCCCGTTACTGAGATAGGTAGTCCCGGACGCACCGCCGGCCAGCCAGGGCTCAAAGAGCGGGGTCAGGATGATCCGAAACTGTTCAACGCTCCCGATTTCACCCGGGAGAGCCTTGGCGCTGTTCGAATACTCCGCGGCCTTAACGAATCCGTCCATGTTTCGGAAATCGCCGTCAAGGTCGGTGGAACCCAGGATAAAAAACGCAGGCTCGACCGGCTGAGTGCTGATCTTGGTGCTGGCCGCAACGATCCGGCTGATCTCCTGGGCTTTATTCCGTCGAAACGAGCGGTAAATCCTTCTGAGATCACTTCGAAGCGGCGGGCTGTTGACTGCGGCCCGGTTCGCTGCGCTGTTGGCATAGAACACGTTGGTCCCGGCTTTGAGCACTGCAATCCGGATAACCTCTTTGGTTTCCGCAATTTGCTCGGAACACAGGTCAAGGGATTCCCGAAGAATGGGGTCTTCGTGGGTATCCTTAATGACATCGGTGTGCGGTACAAAATCGCCGTACTGCTCAAGGGTTACGCTGACATCGGTATATGTCAGCTTGGAGCCAGCGGGCGGGATCCCCTCAGCCAGCGGTGCATCCGCTCGCGGCAGGGATTCGTAACGCCGAAATTTCATGGTTTTGCCGTGGTTTCTCGGCAGGGGTTTGGGTTGTCCAAAACGCTCGGCCACCATGAGGTGCTGGCCGCGTTTCAGCAATCGTGCTGCGGCGTAGGCCGCGGTCCTGGGGGATATGTCACCATAAGTATTCGTAGGCATAGAAATTCCTCCTTCTTCGTGTGCAGCCTTCAGGAAGAAGCTCTAGGCCTTCGAAAAATCCTTGATGGGCTATTTGTTGACTGGTTTGACTCTAAGAAATGTCACAGTTCGCTTACAGCGTCGGCATTTGATGGTCACCGGACCATCCGGGAAATCACCGTCCGCCAAACGCTGGTTGCAGTAGGGGCAGCGCCACTGCTTGTCTTCATCGCCCCTGATTGTGATTGTGGGAGCCGTTGTCATATCTCGATCTCGATCTCTTTCTCGGACGCTTCACGGAAAGCACTCGAAAAATCGTCCGCTCCTGCCGCTCCGCTTCCTGCACTCTTGCCGGATTTATGAGATAGCAGTGATTTTTTCTGCTCCATCTTCTTTCGCGCCTTGTCATCGGCTTCCTGAGCTTTGGCGGAAGATTTAGAACTTTTCTTGGCAAGAGTTTTCCTGTACAGGTTTATGCCGCGTGCGAAATCCCCTGGGTTATTGGATCGAAAAAGCGCAAGGGCTTCTTTTGGCGCTGTTTTCTGCCAGTCCTTGAACTCTTTTGATTCCACGATGTCATAGACATCCTGCGCTTTCGCCGCGACACGCAACTCATAACGGAGCGAGTTCACTTGCTTTTTCAGGGTGTCGATCTCGTTGGCGGAAGACTGAGCATCCGAGAGGACGCCCCCGCCTAAGAGGTTTTCAATCACCCGTTGCACATAAGTCCCCATCACAATCGGCAATTCCGGGTTTGCTTCGAGGTAGTCCCGGATATCTACCTCTTCGCCGTCCTCGCCTACTGCGAGACGAGGTTCGAAGTCGTCTGGCGAGATGATTTTGGAGTAGATACTGGCCCGTTTCGAATTGACAACATCGGGCTCCGTCTCCTTCTCCTGCTCCTCACCCTTCGGTGGATCTTGTTGCTGTTGATCCCCGGCTTTACTGTCCTGTTGCTGATCTGAGGTCTTTTGAAGTTCCTCCAGCAACTGTTTTCCTCTCTTGAGGTCCTCGTCATCCTCCTCGTCACCGGCTGGTTTGCCTCCCGGCTCTTCCTCCCCAGGGCCTTTTTGCTTATCGTCCTGCTTTTTGTCATCGTCCGGGGTCGTTTTTTTGCCGTCTGACGAGGCGGGGTCATCATCGTCGGATTCACCGGGTGCGTCATCCATCGCTGCTTCGAAGGCCTTGGAAAAGTCGTCTCCCTCTTCGTCGGTCCCGGGATCCTCGATGGTATCTCCTGGTGGATTATCGTTTACGGTATCTTCCACATGCTCAGTGACTTGGGTGTCATCATCAGGCATTGTCAATATCTCCTTTCGAGGTTAAATCTTGCTTAACTATGGTCAACGGCCTGCAGGTAAAAGATCGTCACGGTTGCCGCCCCTGCGGTGGTCTCGTCGCAATCGCCGGCTGTAAGGTCGAGAGTGACAGTGACCGTCTCAGCCGAGGTGTGAAGAGCGGTGCCACTCACGGCTCCGGCGTCAAGAACGTCAATATCTTGAAAAACATCAGGCGTCCCGGTGTTGTAGCGATCCGCGGCAGTCGTACCTCCTGCTTCATCGCTGTCACCGATGGTAATTGTCGCGGCGCTGATAGACGCTCCCTCGAACTTGGTCACGCTGTCTATCAAGGTATTTAGGACATACGCACCCTTCGGGATGGATACAGCGGTTTCGATCACCTCGCTGGTTGCCTCCGCGGTAAAATCGTCATGCGCGATGGTAAATTGGACGGATTGGATATTCGGGAGGCCCATTTTTGCGGATGAGACCGCATCATCGGCAATCGTCAAAGTCCCATCGTTTGCAAGGGCAGCATCACCGCTCATCGTTACCAAAGCGTTGTTCGCGGCAGTGCCATCTGTACCGATGAGGATTTCCCCGTCTGCAAGAGCCTCGAACATCGAATCCTCGATTTTGCCCGTAGCCGACAGAGTTGCATCGCTCAGATCAACATCATCTGCGAACACAACATTAGACCGGAACGTGTTTTTCTCCCGCCACTCGTTGGGCCTGTTGAGTTTCGGGTCCCCGGCATGGGCCACGGTTATAGCCACGATAAGAAATGCGGCAGTCATGGCGATTGAAATAGGCACAAAATAAAATAATTTTCGTTTCATTGGTTATTCCCCCTTTGTCGAATCATGTTAATTTCGGTCCGGCACTGCTCCGGCAGGCTCAACGCCCAGGCGAGGCCGGCTGCAAAGCCAAGTTTATATCTGATATCACGGGTGATATCGCTGTCGCATATCTCCGGGCCGGTGATAGCGCTGTCCATCATGCTGTTTTTCTTGATCTCGACTTCGGCGGCATAAGCGTGGAAGTGGTCTAGGCCATCAATCCCGGCAATGCGCTCGTAGTTATACTGCCTGTCGGTTGTCATTGTTCTCCTTGGATTTGGCGGCCGCTGCCTGCTGCTGCATTTCGTGCTGATGCTCTACACGCTCTTTTTCAATTTCGGTGCGGACCTTGTGGGTCTGCTCATCCTTTTCGAGCTGTGATTCATGGGACGCCTTCTGCATTTCGGCCTGCGTTTCGATCTGGGTCTGCTTCGCCATTTGCTGGAAGGCTTTGGCCTCGGCTTGTGCCTGCATCTCCGCCATACGTTGCTGATCCGCCTGTTTTTCCTCTTCGGTCTTCAAAAATTGCTCTGGATCGAGGTCATTGGCCTTGTAAATCTCTTCGAGGTGCGGCCGAAGCTTGGCCTCCCCGACAAGGATCTCCGAGGAAAGAAGCAAAGTGAGGAGCTGCATCAGTTTTTCGATCCGCATAATCCGGTTTTGCAGTGCCGTGCTCCCCTGGGCGTGGACGATGAGGGAGGCTTTGGTGCCCTTATAGTCGGGATCTGCCATGTGATAGTGATATAGATCCATGGTCTCGGGCTCGATCAGATAGTCATCGAGGTTTGATATGACCATTCCCAGGTATTTCCCGGCATTTTCGAGCATCTGCGCCATTTCATAGGCGGTATCGGACTTTTGTTTTGGAAGGACGGAGCCCTGAACAATCTTCGGGATTTGCGAAACATCGTCAATCGTGGTGTTGAGGACAGAAAAAGCCGAGAGTAGGCTTTCGCCCACATCTTGAATGATAATTTGCTGGATAGCTTCTTGCACGGACCTTACCGCTTCGCTCACCTCAATCTTTTTGCCTGGCTCTGCGGTGTCTGATGCACCCGGGGCCAGGAATCGGGACTTGACCGCCAGCATCACGTTTGCGGAAAGGGCCTTGTTGTCCATAAAAGTCCTGACCACGCCATTGAGCAATGTCACTAGCTCGGCCATATTCTCGACGACACCCGTAGGCCGGTCATTATCAAGCCCTTCCTCCCAAGGACAATATTTGTATGGACGGCGGCCCTCAGGGTTGAGGGAGAACCGAATCACCCGGCCAGCGCAAATCTCTGCCCTGATTTCCAGCTGCTCGGCGCTGTCACCTTCGGGCATGTCGATGGTTTCGTCTTGGAGCGTTCCGTCTTTGAGGCGGGAGAGGAAATCTTTGACGATGTTGTCAGGCACACGCCCCCAGAACGTCCCTCGCGGCTCATATCGAAACCTCTGCGTGACTTCGGAACGTTGGTGGGGTGGTAGGTGGGTTTGGTCTGAAGTCGCTGGTACGGCGTCTTTTTCCATCTCCTCGATGAGAGAATCAATCTCCTCTGCGATATAGTGATCCTGGTCTTTGAGGGTCAGGAGGTCGTGCGGCGATACGCTGTCGACCTCAAACACGCCTTGATTCCGCTGCATGTCGAGATTTTCCATATCTGTAAATATCGCCCAAGGTGAGACATACGAGTGTCCCGCCACATCATCCTGCCATTCCGTGAGCTCCCATCTAATTACGGGGTCACCCTCCATTTGCTCGAATCCCTCAGCCGGCCCCTGCTCCTGGGTGTAGTCAACGGGAGAATAAGCTATCCGATCCACAGGTTGCACGTCGAATCTGCTATATGTCTCTCCGTAGACCGCCATCGAAAGCAGTTTTTTACGCATCTCCCGGTCTGCCCTACGGTCTTTATGATCCTGCTTGATGATATCGGTCATATCCTCTATGGCCTGGTTAACCTGGGCTCCTGTTTGTGCCTGATCCTGACCGGGGGGTTTGTAGGGGCTTTTAACCAGGGCAAAAGGGATCTCGCCATTCCGGATCAGCACATCATAGATGGTCGAAAGCGCCGCCCAGACTTTCTGCTTCGGCAGCCTGACAAAGGCCTTTGACCGCCACCCTTCTCCTTCACCGATCTTCCACGTCTCAATATCCTCACCGCGAAAGTGCTTCAGGCAGTTTTCAAGGGCCTTTTCCTTCGTGGCTCGATCCGTCTTGTACTTCTGGAGGAGGTCTTCGAGCCATTGTGCGAGGGATGATGTTGCCTGTTTGGAGCTTGTAGTTGTCACTTAGTGGCCTTTCCTTTGGTTTTGGCTTTTACCTGTGGGGCTGCATACTCCTGTTTCTTCTCGGCAATTTTCGCCTTTGCCTTATCTCGCTGAAGCTCCAATACTCCCTGGGAAAGCTCTGTTATCTGCTCCTCAAGAGCCTGCAGCCTCGATTGTAGTCGTCTTGCTTCTGCTGGTGTCATATTTACTTCCTCCATTAATTTTTGCTTCGCCTTTAGCATACGGGCCTCCCATAGCTCGGATATTAGCTCCCCGAGCGATTGGAGTCTTTCCTGTATCCGCCTTGTTTCTTCTTCTGTGATTTCGACATCGTGGTATTTTAACTCGATGTTTTTGGGGTACGGTTTGCCCTCAGTGTATGGCTCAGTGCACGGGGGCAATGGATCATAACGGCGAAACTTTAGCGTAGTACCTTTTTGGGATGGCGGAGTCGGCTCGATACGGGATAGCTGATCGTTGCGCTCCCTTACTCGTTTTATTATTTCGCGCTCGTAATACGCTGCTGTTACCTGTCGTGAGTCCATATCGTCTCCTTGTCCTAATCCGTGATAAACCTGAGCTCCGGCCTCTGTGGGTTAATATCCCGCCAGGGCATCAGCTCATAGCCGGCGATCAGGCATTTAAGGGCATGAAGCGCCGGGAGTTTCACCGGGTCTTGGTATCTGTCGCCCTCATCAAGCTGCCGTTTGACCTCAGAGCCATCAACTACACCCATCAATCTCTTTTGCTGCAGGACCTCCCGAAGGAGGTTATCGCCGGTTGCCTCATCCGTCCAAGGCACTTCAACCATGGTCGGGCATGTGGTGATCAATGGATTATCAAGGCACTGTAGGAGATAACGCCGGTGCAGGGTCTCATCCTGGTGCCAGTACATAAGATCACAGCCATAGAGCGGCCACAGCTTACTCAAAAACGCACACAAGCCGACCTCTTGAATCCCTCGACCGTCCGGGCTCCAGTGATCAACCGTGATGAAATTCCATTCGTCGAACACGCAGATCTGCCTGGTCCCGGCCGTCATTTGGCCAGCAATCAAGGCATGACCCCTAATTTCACCCTCGGGCCAGCACACAGCGCCGCGGACTACCCACTCATAGGTGGGGATCGCCTTATAGAACATCCTCACCACGCCGCGTTCGGTATCGAGTCGTATGGATTCCGGGGCGCCGAGCATCAATTGACCGCACCAGGAAGCCGAGAAACATCGTCAAGGTTGCCAAAAGCATCGGCAGGGCCGAAGGTCAGGCAAAGGGCGTCGGCGCGATCAGGGGACCGTTTCAGAAGTTCTCGCATAGTATCTTTGTCCATTATCCTGATCTTTCCTGCCTTGATTTCGTATGTGGGGCACAAAAGCTCTTCGACGAGCATTTCATCCGGAGGCAACATAGAAGTCGGATCAGCCCTCAACCACTCCCTGCAGCTCCACCACAGTTGATCGCGGAGAATCTTGAACTCGCCCATCTCGGTTGACATCGTGGGGGAGGCTGCGACCTTGAGTGATGTCGCGGAACATTTGAGTTTTTGCATGTGAGGTGCAACACCGGCCCCGACACCTGTTCCATCCACAAAGGCCCGGGAAACCTGCCGGGATTTATACTCTTCTGCAGCTCGTTCTCCGGTCATGGTTAAGTCAACCCCACTCCAAAAAACCGGGGTCTCGACGTAACCGCCATATCGAAAGATAGAAACATTGAGGTCTGTGCCGAATTCGCCCACGTCCTGGCCCATAATGGCCCACCAAGCGGGGGGCGGCGTCTCGCCATACTCGGCAACGTATGCGTCCCACCTTGCCCTTGCAGCCTCAACCCACTCACGGGAGATAAGCTGATTTGTTCCCTGGGCCGGATATCGCCCGAGGACCATGTAGGAGAAGGCCGGTTCCATGACCTTGTAATGGCCGGGCTGGAGGGGCGGGTAATCTTTGCCGCTCTGAGATAAGGCAATTTCGCCCACCAGGTAATCGGGCAGCTCGAAGCATTGGGGGCCGATCTCCTCACCCTTGATTATCGGCCTGCACCATTGGTTGATACGGCGCACCGTGGTCGCGCGGTCAACGGCGCCCGGTATCAAATCCTGGCCGGTGACAACATTCGGATGGGAGAAGGCGCTGAGATGGACCACGTTGGCCCTGCCGTCGCGTTCCATCCTGTACGCCTTACCAAGCTCGGACCTGGGGTTAAACATGATCAGGAGCCGAGCATGGCCGCCTGACATGCATGATTCGATACCCTGATAGACCTCATCGGGTATTGCGTCGCCCTCATCGAGGATGAACAGGAGATGCGGCGCGTGTTTGCCTGAAAACTTGGCCTCTCGTTGTGCCTCGGTGCCCGACATCGGGATCGTGACGCCGGTGATAAAGCTCCTTGGCCCGCGCTCGACGTGGAGATTTGTTTTCCGGTCTGTATCGAAAATCTTGGGGTGCGTCTGTACGATGCTCCCGATTTCGCCCCAAAGCAGCTTTTTGAGATTGCTTTCAGGCGGCGCGGCAGCCGTGTATACCTGGCTTTCGAGGTATGCCTTATACCACCAAACGGCAACCCTGGCGGCTCCATGGGTCTTGCCCGTTGCATTAGCAGACTTGGCAATTGTCACAGGGTTATCCCGGACCGACTCCATCATGGTCTTGACATCGTCGGTGTAGGTTTCGCCGAGGACCTGTTCGCCGAAGCCAACGGGGTCGTCCTGATACTCGCTGTAGGCGGTGCCTGTGGAACCCTCGCGGGCCAGTACGGCCTTGATCTCCTTTTTAGGATACAGACGTTGTAAGTGCTTCGCGAACTCTATCGCGGAAGTGTCCAGGGAGGGCTGCAAGCACATCCTCCAATACGGCGCCGGGCTCATCCAAGTTGAAGGCCTGGCGTTCGAGGGTGATGAGGTTTTTTAGTGCCGTTGAGAGATCCCGCACGACACCGGCATGGGCCGGAAGGTTTACAGCTTTTCGCATCCCGGCTTTCGCCTGGGGGCTCTCGTCGCTTTTCGCAATAAGTTTGTGTAGCCGCTCCCTCGATACTGCCGCATCTTGTAATTGGGTCATCAAAAGGCCAACCGCTTGACGTGCCTGAAGGATATGGGACCGATGGCCCAGGAGCACTTCAATGTTCGTATGCACGGCAAGGTTAATATCCTCCTGTGTAGGATTGGTGCTTTTGGTGCGTGTCTTGGTGCTTTTATCGCGAGCCGATGTTAAGAGCTTCGCCTTTGTCCTGCGCCTAACCTCGTCTTGTTTATCTTGCACCCACCCTTCTTTACGAGCTCGGCGAGATATCGACGTATGCACGACGCCATACTGATTGGCGATGGCACGGATTGACTTCTGGCCATTTGAATATTCCCGTTCGATCGCCTCCCAATCAATATTTTTTCTACTTCCCATTTTTCCTGCCCACCTTTTGCTATTCAATGATAATCAAAGTATGGAGCCGTTTTTATACGAATTATGCCTCCCTGATCCCCATCACCCACGCCACCGCAGGAGCCGCATATACCAACCGCTCTTTTATCGAGACCCTCAGACAGTCAACTACGGCTGGACGCGAAACAGCCACATACCGGCGCGTTGGCTCATTGTCCACACGTCGAATGATTTGATCTTCAAGTATCTGCCGTTGCCTCTCCCGGTCGTTTCCTTTCATGCCGGCCTCCTATGGGCATAAAAAAAGGCCGCCGGGTTTCCCCGATGGCCTTGCGATAAACATAGTAATCCCCACGGTTTCAAGGTTAAAAAAAAGGAATCTTAATGTCAAGCATTTTTTCAATCTCGGTGGTTTAACTGCCATCTCCTATATCCATCTACAATGATTTCGCACACTTCCCGCGTCATTCCACCAAACGCCCAATAATCCTCCACTACTTCTGGCTCTAAAAATAAAATGCACATTTCGCATTTTTTTAACGTTTTTTCTTCCATCATCCCGCTGTTGACTTCCCCCACACGACCTAAATTCGCTGATGGAGACTCCCGGCCACAAAACACCCACAGGTCGAGCATCCGGCAAAAGTCCGGATCATCGAGGGGGCAATGGTTCTCTCGGCAGATCATGCCGGTGTTATATGGGCAGCGTCGGATCACTCGGCGCCTGCCTCCTCCCGGTTTCTCCCATCAACAATCTCCTTGAATTTTTTAAACGAACGGCACTCATATACGACATGCCCGTTTAACCCGGCGGTTTGTCGAAACCTGATCTGCTCGTCTGAAAGCCGGCCGCCTTTTGCTTTGAGTTCGATGAGAATCACTTGTGCGCCTGGCGCGAAAATCACGAGATCCGGGATGCCACGTTTGTTTTTCTTCCTGGACCGGTCATGAAAATACGGCCAGCCGCGAGCCCGAAGCCAGTCCTCGCATTTAGCCTGGAGTTTCGACTCCGGCCCGGGATCCGGCTGGTCGTCAGAGTTTGATTTTGATGCTTGAAAGCGGTCGAGATAGGCAGCAACCGCCTCCTGGCTCATCCGCATTTAGCAACTCCCCTTTTTGCCGCCCTGTTTCGGACCGGCGCCCTTGCCGGTGCCGCGTCCTTTACCGCCCCCGTGTCCGTCTTGAGGCCCTCGGCCCTTCGGCCCTTTTCCGTCCTTGTTTGGCATACTCTCACCTCCCTTCTGCTCACGCATTCACCGCCCACCACGTCACCGCGTATCGACCGCTCAGAGTGCAGCGCCTCCGTGGCCCTTTCCGCGCATACCGGCCTATAAGCTCCGGTAGCCGCCGTGAGGCTTGCTTGTTATCCAAGCCGCACACCTCCGCTATCTCCCGGCTCGTTCGGCCAGGGAAAAGCCAAATTGCGGCCAACACGGTCTTTTGGTGACTCCCCCTATAAGCCTCCAACTCTCCCGCCGGATCTTCGATAGTTTCCGGCATCGGGAGTTTACCGCCGTGTTGGTAGGCCTGGTTTAATGCCTTCAGCCAATTCTTTTCAGCCCGACGCGACCTCATATCCACGGCGCTGTCAGGCATTGACGCGCTCAGTTGGTCGAGATCGTCTTCGACATCCGCGATAAGTGAAGCACGCTCGAATAGCACCGCATCAACCCTGTGC